ATGATTAAACAATTACCGTCATGGGTTAGGATTGCAAATATTTCCGTCGACAACAGAACCTCCTTTGAACTCTCGAACGGTTCACAGATTAAGGCGTCTTCCACTAGCGCCGACGCCGGCCGCTCGGAAGCTTTGTCTCTGCTGGTCATTGATGAGGCTGCCCATGTTGAAGGGTTGACAGAACTTTGGACAGCCCTGTATCCCACATTATCCACCGGTGGCCGATGCATAGCGCTGTCAACGCCCAATGGTGTTGGCAACTGGTTCCATCAAATTTATTCTGATGCAGAGTCAGAACTAAATGATTTCGCACCGGTTAAGTTAACGTGGGATGCCCACCCAGAAAGAGACGATGAATGGTTCACACAAGAAACGAAGAACATGTCTCGGAGACAGATCGCCCAAGAGCTAGAGTGTAATTTCAACACCTCAGGGGAAACTGTAATACATCCTGAAGATTTAGATAGATTATTAACCCTACAGGTGGAACCAAAATATAAAACCGGCTTTGATAGAAACTATTGGATATGGGAGGAATATGATTCTTCTTATACCTATATGCTTATTGCCGATGTGGCTCGCGGCGACGGAGAAGATTATTCAGTATTTCACACTGTTAAGGTGGAAACCATGGAGCAGGTTGCAGAGTATCGTGGCAAGATAACGCCTGACTTGTTTGCTAACTTGCTTGAGCAGGCAGGTAAAGAATACGGAAACTGTTTGGTGGTGGTGGAAAACAACTCAGTGGGCTACACTGTTTTGGATAAACTAATTGAGAAGCGATATCCGAACGTATATTTCTCTATCAAGTCTTCTCATGAGTATGTTGATCAGCTGACTGCTGAGAACTCGACAAACTCAGTACCCGGGTTTTCGACAACAAGTAAGACACGCCCACTGATTGTCGCAAAGCTTGAAGAATTCATTAGAAATGAACTAATTATCATACATTCATCGAGGCTCTTAAATGAGCTTCGTACTTTTGTCTGGAATAACGGAAGGCCACAAGCTATGAGAAGTTACAATGATGATTTGGTAATGTCATTGGCTATAGCTTGCTGGGTTAAAGATACGGCCTTAACAATTAACAGTAGAGAGTTAGAATATAAGAAGGCGTTTTTGAATTCAATTACTTCGACGAGGACGAACTTGGATACGAGAATCAACGGTATGAATGGCTTTAAGCAGCCAGATAAATACAACAAAAGCAATATTGAGAAGGCAACTAAGCCTTTCTTGTGGCTTTATAAAGGATAATATTTAATGGCTGAACAAGACAAGAACCCTAATAACCCGCAATCAGCACTTTTTAAAAAGCTGACAAGGCTTCTATCTGGGCCACTGACGGTATACCGCCAACAGACTCCGCGTCAACTACGCCGTAAACAACTAGACAAATATAAATTTAAGTCTGCATCTGGCCAGCAGTTCAAGAAAACTTCTTATAATCCGTTCTCTAGCTTGCAAGCGAACTACATGATTAACCAGAATCGTGGTGATCGTTATGTGGATTTCGATCAAATGGAATTTACTCCTGAAATACACTCGGCTTTGGATATATATGCTGATGAGATGACAACCTCTTCTGATCTAAGCCCTTTGTTGACCATTGATTGTCCCAATGAGGAAATAAAAACCGTTTTGGATGTGTTGTTTCACAAGGTTTTGAACTTGGAATTCAACTTGTTCGGTTGGTGTCGCACCATGTCAAAATATGGAGACTACTTCCTGTATTTGGATATCGACGAGAAGGAAGGTGTCAAAAGCGCCATTGGTCTTCCCTCACACGAAATAGAGCGACTAGAAGGAGAGGACGAAACGAATCCAAATTATGTACAGTTCCAGTGGAACTCTGGTGGTCTGACCTTGGAAAACTGGCAAGTTGCGCACTTTAGAGTACTGGGCAATGATAAATATGCACCTTATGGTGCTTCTATATTGGAAGCCGCCAGAAGGATCTGGCGCCAACTGATTCTCTTAGAAGATGCTATGATGGCATATCGCATCGTTCGTTCACCCGAACGCAGAGTGTTCAAGATCGACGTTGGTAATATACCGGCCCCCGATGTAGAGCAATATATGCAAAAGGTCATGACACAGATGAAACGCAATCAGGTCATCGATCAAGATACTGGCCGCGTTGATCTTCGTTATAATCCAATGAGTATTGACGAGGACTATTTTATTCCCGTCAGGGGTGGAGTTTCTTCCACAATAGAAACTTTAGCTGGCGGTACGTATACCGGCGATATCGACGATGTAAAGTATTTAAGAGATAAACTCTTCTCAGCGCTCAAAATTCCCCAATCATATCTTTCAAGGGGTGAGGGTAGCGAAGAGGATAAAACAACATTAGCTCAAAAAGATATCCGATTTGCAAGGACAATTCAGAGACTGCAAAGATCTGTGGTTTCTGAGTTAGAAAAGATTGCGATCATTCATTTGTATACCTTGGGTTTCCGAGACCACGATTTGGTTTCTTTCAAGCTTTCGCTCAACAATCCATCCAAAATCGCTGAGCTACAGGAGTTGGAACACTGGAGAACTAAGTTTGATACTGCCGCCGCGGCCACTGAGGGGTTCTTTAGTAAGCGCTGGGTGGCTAAGAATGTTTTCAAGTTGTCTGATGAGGAGATCATCAGGAACCAAAGAGAGATGTTCCATGATGCCAAGTTCACGGCAGCCTTGGAGGCCATAGCTGAAATGATCGCCGCCGAAGGTGGTGGTATGGGGGGCGACCTAGGTATGGGTGAAGAAGGCGGCGGTGAGGATCTAGGTGGCGAGGACTTGGGTGGCGAGGACTTGGGCGGCGAGGACTTGGGCGGCGAGGACTTGGGCGGCGAAGCTGGTGGTGAAGAAGCTGGTGAAGGAGAAGAAGCTGAGGACAGCGGCCTCCTCGCAGCCCCCGGGAAGAGAGATCTGGACTGGGGGAATAAATATGATTGGAAGGTTGTTGGGAAAGATGGTAAAACTACAACAAAGCGTGCCAAAGGCAAGTGGTACGATCCAGAAGCTTCCGATAAAAGAGACATGGGCGCCCGCAAGAAAAACTATAAGGCCAAGGCTGGCATGTGGCAAAAGGGAAGAAAAAACTTATTTAAAGGCTATTATGACCTAGAATCTATTTCTAAAGGTATTTATGAAGAAGAGGATCATAATTACGATGAAGAAGAACAGAAGATTTTTGAGGTCAAGCAAGAGATGAAGAATTTGATTACTGAGCTTGAGCAAAGGGATACCAAATTGGAGCACAAAAAAAATGAAAATGAGACATAATAAGAAGCGGAACACCGGATTTTTATACGAAGCTTTGATCGTGGAGTTAACAAAAACTGTGGTCACTAGTGAACTTGATAAAAAGAATCGGATTACAGCCATTCTCAAAGAATTTTTCAAGCCCGGATCAGTACTTGCTGAAGAGTTAGAGTACTACAGATCCCTAAATGAGACTGATAGTATGCAGCCATACACGGCTGAAAAATTGCTCTGCGAATCCAGAAATCAATACTCTATGCTCAATAAGAAGGAAATATTTAAAACTCAAACTAGACTTGTTAATAAGATAAACAAGACGGTCTCCAAAGATGTGTTTAACAATTTTGTTCCAAATTACAAATCGTTAGCTACGATCTATCAAATATTTAATGATAGTCTGTCAATTAAAAAGCGCGTCATCTTGGAGGAGGAGATTCTTAAAAAGATGATAAAGGCCCCACCGGAACAGAAAGAAATGGAAATAAAAAATATTGACAACATTGTTTTTAACAGTTTCTCTAAGAAATTCAATAACAAGTATCTGTCCTTGCACGAGGAGCAAAAGAAATTGTTAAAGACTTATGTCGCCGCTGTAGCTGACAACTCAATTTCTTTAAAGGTCTTCCTGAATGAAGAGATCAGGAGATTGAAAAACAAGCTCGAAGAATCTTTAAAGAATACTGAGGAAATCACATCAGATGAATCTATGGTGCACCGTACTGAAGAAGTCATAGGCTTTTTAGACTCATGCTCCAGCAAACTAGTAGACCAGAGTATGGTTGAAAAGGTTCTTAAGATACAAGAGTTAGCCAGAGAGATTGAGCAATAAATGCCTATCATCAAAGTAGATATTCAGCCCGAAGGTGAACAGGAAGACCAAGGAGTAAAGGTCGCCAAACCTCAAGCCTCTATGGAGATGAAGGCACGCAAAACTTTA